AAGCCACGCGGCAAATGTATCACCACTGCATGTCGCGAGGCACTGGCAACCTGTAAGGATTAATGCCATGAGCCGAATCGCTCTGAGTTCTGTAGAACGGGCGCAGCGGGAAATCCTGCCGCTCGATTTAGCGCTTTACCATGCTGCCCGGGACTATCCCGGCGGCGCCGCTGCAATTGCCGCCACCACCGGCAGAAACGCCACCACGCTGCAGCACAAGCTGTCTCCAACCCATCCCAGCCACACGGTGAACATTCAGGAATTCGGCGAGATCCTGGAGTTGACCAAGGACCGCCGCATTCTGGACGCGGTGCATGCGCTGGTCGGAGATACGACTTGGCAGGAGTTGGCCGAGGCGTACACCAACGATATGCCTGAAACCTTGACCACCGGCATTGCTGAGTATTTTCGGCAGGTCGCGGATTTGGCAGAGACATGGGCCAAGAGCATCGGCGACGGCGTGGTGACGGACCACGAACTGGCTGCGATTCGCCTGCAGGTGTTTCGCGGTATTCAAGGGTTGCTGGGGATGTTCAATCGCGCCACCTACGTTAATCAAACAACGCGGGGTGTCGACCGTGGCTGATATCGCTGATTTTGCCAACGATCTGGTGCAGGAGCGTCTTGATCGGGCTCTCGCCGCACGTAACGCCGCCAAACCCGTTCCGGCGGCGCATTCATTCCTGTTCTGCGAAGGTTGTGATGATCCGATACCGGAGGAGCGTCGCTTAGCACAGCCCGGTTGTTCGCAGTGCGTGCCTTGCCAATCGATCGAAGAATCACGGGAGGCCCGCCATGCTCGATGAGGTATTGGGTCAATTCGCAGACTACGGCCTTGAGCCAGATCAGCCGCTAATTTTTGGCAAGCTGACTCGCTGCAAGACTACTCAGGACAAGGGCAAGGAAAAGAACGGTTGGTATGTCGTCCATGAGCATCGCACCGAAAAAGACGAGACGCTGATCTTTGGCAGCTTCGGTGACTGGCGTTCGGGCGAAACGCAGAAGATTAAGGTGAAGGCGGGGCGGATGTCGCCTGAAGAGCGAGAGGTCATGCGCGCTCGCCAAGAGGACGCCAAACGTCGCGCCGCCGAGATAGCGGCCAATGCTGCACGTCGAGCGGCGAACCGTGCGGCGGGGCTGTTCAAGCGCATGCCCGAGAAGGGGCGTAGCGACTATCTGGACAGAAAGCAGATCGTCGGTTTTGGTGTTCGTTACGCGCCGCGCACCGGCTCGTTTTTGGTGCCGATGAGCAATGTGCGGGACCAGATCGTTGGTCTGCAGGTTATCTTTCCGACGAAGCAGGAAGACACCGGTCGGGATAAATCCTACTGGCCTTATGGGATGTCAAAGGAGGGCGCTTTTCACCTGATCGGGCCTCACCCTGAGCCGGGAGAGCCGGTGCTGGTATGTGAGGGGTACGCCACTGGCGCGAGCCTGCATATGGCAACCTCGCTGACGGTGGCCATCGCCTTCGATGCGGGCAATCTGCTGGTGGTGTGCAAGGCGATGCGAGAACGCTTTCCGGGTTGCCCGCTGATCGTCTGCCGGGATGATGACTGGAAGACGAAACGCCCGAATGGCGATGCCTGGAATCCCGGTGAGGAGAAGGCCAACAATGCCGCGCTGATCGTCGGTGGCCAGGTGGTCGCGCCGATCTTCTCTAGTGAGCGGCAAGACAAGTGGACTGACTTCAATGACCTGCACGTCGCCGAAGGTTTGGAGGCGGTCCGTCGTCAGGTGTTGGCGGTGGTCAAACCGCCGGCGGCGGGTGGTTGGAAAGACCAATTGGCTCGCACCGAAAGCGGCGCCCTGATTGCCCACATGCAGAACGTCGAATTGATTCTTGGCAACGACGAGCGTTGGGCCGGTGTAATCACCTACAGCGCCTTCAGTTCGAAGATCGTCAAGCTGCGTTCTGCCCCTTATGGCGGTGGTACGGGCGACTGGGCTGACATCGATGACGTGCGCGTGATGAAGTGGCTCGCGCAGCAATACAACCTGCGGGTGAAGTCGACGCAGGTGATCGAGGCGGTGAGTGTTGTCGCTCATGATCATGCGTTTCATCCGGTGCGGGAGTACCTGCACAAGCTCGAATGGGACCGGGTGCCTCGGCTGGAAAGTTGGCTCACCGATGTCATGGGCGTTCAGGCCAGCGACTACTCGGCCAAGGTCGGTAAGCGCTGGATGCTGTCGGCGGTAGGGCGGGTAATGAGGCCCGGTTGCAAGGCTGACTCGGTGATGATTCTGGAAGGCGCGCAGGGCGCGGGTAAGTCGACGGCGATGAGCATCCTCGGCGGCGAGTGGTTCATGGATACGCCCTTTGCCCTGGGTGACAAGGACGGCTTTCAGGCGATCCGTGGCAAATGGATTGTCGAGCTGGGGGAGTTGGATAGCTTCAACAAGGCTGAGAGTACCAAGGCCAAACAGTTCTTCTCAGCGTCGACCGATACCTACCGCGAGAGCTACGGCCGCCGAACAAACGATGTGCCACGCCAGTGTGTGTTCGTGGGCACGACCAACCAAGACGAGTACCTCAAGGACGCCACTGGCAACCGGCGTTATTGGCCGGTGGCTTGTACCAAGGTCGACTTGGAGCAGCTGCGTGAGATCCGTGACCAGCTATGGGCTGAAGCGATGTTTTGCTATGAGGCGGGTGACATCTGGTGGGTGACGCCTGATGAAGCACCGACCTTTGCCGAGGCGCAGGAAGAGCGCTTTGTGGTGGATGAGTGGGAAGGGCCAATCCTGACATGGTTGGAGGAGTCGCAGATCGGTGAGACCACGTCCGGCAGTGAGGTGCTGACTAATGCGCTGAAGCTCGACTTCGGTCATTGGGGTAAGCCCGAGCAGATGCGCGTCGGGGCGATCATGCACCGGCTTGGATGGCGGCGGACGCGGATGCCTGCGTTGGCGAAAAGTGGGCAGCGTCCCTGGGCTTACAAGAAACCGGCTGGTTGGGGCAGCGCTTCGGCGCTGAAGGTGGAACCGATCGAGGAGCCTTGCTTCGGTGATTAAGCGAATTGATGAAATGCTCAAGCTTTGGGCTGAGGATCTGCACTCTCCGGTGACCGCGTCCTCCGGTGGACCGAGCGGCGGGAACATGATTGCCATGTTGATGGAGTGCAAAGGGGAGCTGATTCGCGGTACTCGCGGGAGTCGGGTGCTGTTGGATGAGTCGGCTGATATTGAGCTGATCGTGAACAAGCATCTAGCACCTGAGCTTGCCTTGGTGGTGATGGAGCACTACTGCAACCACGAAAGCTTTCTGTCGCAGAAGATGCTGCATTGCGGATGCAGTGCGCCGACGTATTACCGTCGGTTGCACGATGCCCATGTGAATATCGAAGGCATGTTGATGGGGAAGGCTGCGTGACCCCAGGCAAAAATCCGGCTCTTGTTGTCCCACTGGCCCGCCTTGCCCCGCTGCGTTTTGACGTGGTGGGACAAGCGCGGGCCTTGTCGTTGTTGGGCTGTCCCACCGTCCCGCCTGTCGGGACCGCCCGCCCATGTGAGCGGAGCGGGCACCAGCACGCGCCCATGGCGCGCACGCGTGTTATTCAATTTCTTCCTTTACACGAGAAAGTAGATAAAACAGTAGGACAGTGGGGCGAGGCCCCAAATTTAGGCGCTCTCAGGCGTCCCACTTCGATCCGGAAAGGTGGGGCAAATGGGACAACGCAACAGCAACAGATAGCCGTGGTGGTGTATTCACCGACATTGCCTAGGCGTTCACCCTGCGTTATCCACATATTCACCGGGTGGCATTAAAGTGGGGTTGCTGCCATGAGAATCCACCTGTAAAAAGTAGTCATCTTCGATAGGTGCGACCGCAGAGAGCGGCAGGCACCACACACCAAACCCGGCCATTGCGCCGGGTTTTTGCGTTTATGGACTACAGACTGGGAGCAAGGGCGCTTTTCTTTTTGTCGGTCAGTTGAAAGCTAACAATCACAATCAGCGACATCACTGAGAAGACGGTAAGGCTCATCAAATTCATGAGCAGCAGCAAAACGTCAGGCCGAGTCATTGGTTCTACGCTGGTCGCAAATTGAGTCACTTTGCCTATCCCAGTTGCTACAAGGATTGCACAAGATAAGTAAACCCAGATCCTGTATGCCTTTTGACCCAGCTTCGCCCAAAACCTCCGAAAGCGTTTCTTTTGTTCCTCAGTGGCTTGTATCCACATCAGGACAAAAGCAGGAACTGCAACCAATCCTGCGAGTACACCAGCAACACCTACTGCAAGGCTTACTAACTCAAAGCCGGTCATGACTACCTCCATAAAATACAAAACATGCGAGTTATGAAATGCAGCAGGGGCTAGGCCGTGCAGCACACAACCGTAAAGTCGTCGACGATTAATCAGGAAAATCATATGACAAACGAGCAGCAAGCGCTGGCAGAGATGCCGATCTGGTTAGTGATCGTCCTGGCTCTGGTCGGCGGTGTATCGGGTGAGATGTGGCGAGCGGACAAGGATGGGGCGCGGGGTTGGGCTTTGTTGCGACGGCTCGCGCTTCGGTCCGGTGCCTGCATTGTCTGCGGAGTGTCGGCGATGATGCTGATGATCGCGGCCGGGATGTCGCTCTGGACGGCGGGCGCTTTGGGCTGCCTAACGGCGATGGCCGGCGCCGATGTTGCGATAGGACTATACGAACGCTGGGCAGCTAAACGATTGGGTGTCAGTGAGGCGCAGTAAAGCGGCAGAGATAATGGGCTGTAGCCAATCAAAAAGGAGAAGGCGCCATGCAAGTTCGAGTGCTAAACGATGATTTTGAGGTGATCTGGGTTAAGACTGAAACCGGCGGACTGACAAGTCTGTCTTTCCGCCGGGATGGGACTATTGAGACCATCATCACTACGCTTGAGAGTGCGCTTCAGTGGGCAAAGAAGGAGGCCTCTCTGCCCCCGGTGTTATGCCCTGCTGTGGTCGACTCCCGAGCTATCGATGATTTCCTACAGGGAGATTTCCTTGTTGATACTGGCGTGAACACGTTCCCAGATGCCAGGTGACTTGAAGAACGCGTGCCATTTCGTAGGACCGACAAAGCCGATTTGTCTCCCGGTATTCCAAATGGCTACAGCATGACCGGCCAAACCAGCTCGGTTCACGGCAGTTTCAAAAGCTGCTACGAACTCCTGTTGGGTTTTGCCGGATTTATTGGCGAATGCAGCATCCACGGGGACAATGATCATGTCTTGCCCTTGTTCCCGAATATGTGCAAATGGAAATTTGTTAGCCATCTTTTTCCCTTTCGATAAGTTATGGGTAGTCCTTCCCCGGCAATCCTTCTACTGGTGAAGGACACTTTTGATGCTATCACCATGTTCGAAGCTGGCATACGGCCATATTCAGTTGTCCTGCACCGCTTTGGTGTTCGGGAAAATGCCGGGGACCCTGGGTTTATCTGGGGGATACGGGGTCGGAAACCCGCGGGAAAGTGTTAGCGGACAGTTCACCAGCTTAGTGAACTGGGGTGAACAGGTGAACTCCCCGTATTCATTAGGTGAACAGGACATTCCATCATGACTGTAATCAGCAAAACGGAGTTTGCAGCACGGCGTGGCTGGGCCAAATCGTACGTTTCCAAGTTGGCTAATCAGGATCGGTTGGTCCTGACCGAGGACGGCAAGGTAGAACTGGAAGCGACCGAAGCGTTGCTGGCCGAGTCAGCCGACCCAAGCAAAGCAGCCGTCGCCAACCGCCACGATCGGCTTCGCCTTCAACGGGAAGCCCAAAACGCCGCCGAAGAACCTGCGGTGCCGCCAGTGGGGCAGGCGGCGGACTTTCAGAAGTCTCGCGCACTGCGGGAGCACTACCTGGCCCTGCAAGAACAAGCCAATTTCCACAAGCAGCAAGGCACCCTGGTCGAGCGCATCGCGGTGGAAACCGGCGCCTACAACGCAGGCCGCCTGCTGCGGGATCAGCTGCTGGGCATGCCCCCGCAACTGGCGCCGGAACTGGCCGTCATGACCGACCCCTGGCAAATCGAAAAGCACCTGACGGCGGCTATCCGTCGCTCGCTTGAGGATGCAGAACGCTTGTCCTCGGCGGATCTTGAACACGCCCTGACCACGAGTTAAACCCATGCCTACGGAAATCCCTGACGGTGCAGAGGTGTACCGGGAGGCGTATTTCCGAGGGCTGCATCCTGACCCTGACGTCTGGGTTGATGAGTGGGCCGACGAGTACATGCGCATTCCGCGTGACACCGGCGCCGCTGAGCCAGGCCAATACCGCACCTCGCGTACGCCGTATGCCCGTGAGCCGATGCGCTGCCTGTCGCCGGCTCACCCCTGCAAGCGCGTGGTCACCATGGTGGCCTCGCAGTTGATGAAAACGCAGATCGCCTTGAACTGGATCGGCGGCCTGATCCACATGGCGCCGTCCAACATCCTGACCCTGTTGCCGAGTCTCGGCCTGGCCAAGCGGGTGTCTTCGCGGATCGGCAAGACCATCAAGGCCACGCCAGTGTTGCGTGAGCGTGTCGCGTCCAGCCGCTCGCGGGATGCACGCAACACCATGGACACCAAAGAGTTCGAGGGTGGCTCGCTGTACGTCACCACCGCCGGTTCTGCGGCCAACCTGTCGGAGCTGTCGGCACGCTACGTGTACGGCGACGAGATCGACCGCTGGGAAGTGGACATCGGTGAAGAGGGTGACCCCATCGAGTTGGCGGAAACCCGGGGCAGTACCTTCGGCCGTAACGCCAAGTTCTACTTCTCCAGCTCGCCGACGATCAAGGGTGCCTCGCGGATCTCCGATCTGTTCGACGGCAGTGACCAGCGTTACTACTACGTGCCATGCCCGTATTGCGGTCACATGCAGGTGCTTGAGTGGGAAAACCTTCTCTACTCGGCCGACTTCAGCGTAGTGCATTACAAGTGCGCAGCGTCCGGGATGGACTGCGACGTGCTGATCGAGGAGTACCACAAGGGCGAGATGCTCGCCAAAGGCGAATGGCGCGCCCATGCCGAGGGTGACGGCGAGACGGTGGGCTTCCACCTCAACGCGCTGTATTCGCCGCTGGGCTGGATGGACTGGAAGTCGCTGGCCAAGCAATTCGAGAAGGCCAAGAAGGCCCAGGCCAAAGGCGATCTGGAACCCATGCAGGTGTTCTACAACACCCGTCTGGCGATGGTTTGGGACAGCGCACAAGAGCAAACCAAGGCCGACACCCTGCGCAAACGGGCGCGGCTGGAGGGTTACAGCCTTGGCTCAATGCCGGCAGCGGTGCTGATGATCACCGGGGCCGTCGACGTTCAGGCCAATCGCCTGGAGTTTATGGCCATGGGCTGGGGCGTCGGCATGGAGCGCTGGGTCATCGACTTTCAGGTGGTCGCGGGCGACCCCGCAGACGAACGCACCTGGGCGGCACTCGACGAATTGCTCAAGGCCAAATACCGCCATCCGTGCGGGGTTGGCCTCGGCATTCTTGCGGTGGCCGTCGACTCCGGCGGGCACCACACCGATGAGGTCTACCAGTTCTGCCGCGTCCGTCGCTGGCGAAACGTATTCGCCATCAAGGGCGCGAGCAAACCCGGCAAGCCGGTCATTGCTCAGCGGCCGTCGATGGTGGACGTGACCTGGAAAGGGCAGACCGAACGCAACGGCGCCGAGCTGTGGTTCGTCGGTACCGACACGGCCAAGGACTGGATCTACAACCGCTACCCATTCGAGTCGGGGCCGGGAGCGCTGCACTTTGCCAATGACCTGCCAGACGACTTCTTCGACCAGTGCGTTGCAGAGCGCAAGGTTGCCCGATACATCCGCGGCCACAAACGCATCGAGTGGGTCAAGGGCAAAGCCGAGCGCAACGAAGCCCTCGACCTGATGGTGTATTGCCTGGCCATGGCGCACTACCTGGGCCTTAACCGTTACAAGGAACACGACTGGGAGCGGGTGCGTCAGTCACTCGCACAATCCGGTTTGTTTGACGAAGCTCTGGGCATCAAGCCTGTTCAAGGCGAACGCGTCAGCAACCCCGGGCAAGCAACACCAGTGACACCACCACAACCGGCTCCGCAACTCGCTGCCCCGGTTGTGCAATCACGACCCGCAGCAACACCACCTCAACGCCGCAGCTCCACCAGCGGTTACCTGAAGAGACGCTGATATGTCATTTACCCAGAAGCACCTCGACGCGGTTGAGGCGGCCATCGCTCGCGGTGAGAAAACCGTGCGCTACACCGACCGCACCGTCGAGTACCGCACCGTCGACGAGCTGCTCAAGGCGCGTGAAGAGATTCGCTCGTCGCTGATCAATGCTGCCGGGCCGCGCTCGCGTGTGGTCAGGCTGTACCACGGAGGCAAAGGAGTCTAATGGCCCGTCACTATCCGACGCTGACCCGTAACGGATTCTTGCTGCCGTCGAACATCAAGGCCAGTTACGAAGGCGCCGGAGAGGGCCGCCGATCCACTGGCTGGGATGCTCCCGACAACGGGATCAACAGCATCAACACCCCGGCACTGCGCAACCTGCGATCGCGTTCCCGGGCAGCGGTTCGCAACGACCCGTATGCCTTCAACGTAATCGACAAGCGCGTCAGCAACTTGATCGGCACGGGCATCACGCCGAGGCCGAAAACCGACGACGAAGCCCTGCGCAAATTGCTGCAGGAACTCTGGGATGACTGGGTCGATGAATCGGACGCCGATGAGCGCACCGACTTCTATGGTCAGCAGGCGTTGGCGGCGCGCACGGTGGAAACCTCGGGTGAATGTTTTGTGCGGTTGCGACCGCGCAGCCTGGATGAAGGTCTCGCCGTTCCGCTGCAGCTCCAGATACTCGCACCGGAGTTCGTGCCGCATGACAAATTCGAGGCCACCAAAGCCGGCAACATCGTCCGCGCCGGAATCGAATTTACGCCCAACGGCAAGCGGGTGGCGTACTGGATGTACCTGTCGCACCCGCGCGATGCGTCGTCGCTGAACGCCGGTTACAACCAACTGGTGCGGGTTCCTGCTTCACAGGTGCTACACATTTTCGAACCGGTCGAACCCGGCCAACTACGCGGAGTACCGCGATTGTCGCCGGTGCTCAAGCGCCTGCGCAGTCTCGACAACTACGACGACGCAGTGTTGTTTCGCCAAGAGGTGGCCAACCTGTTCGCCGGCTTCATCAGTCGCCCGGCGCCGGACTCCGGCCCCGTGCCGAGAGACCCGGTCACCGGCCAGCCGCTGAGCCTGGATCGCGACGGCTTCACCCCGATGGTCGCGCTGGAGCCCGGCACCATGCAGGAGCTGGGGCCAGGTGAGGAGGTTGAGTTCTCCAAACCACCCGACGCCGGCAACAACTACCCGGACTTCATGCGACAGCAGCTGATGGCCGCTGCGGCGGGAACGGGCACGCCCTACGAGATCCTCACCGGCGACATGCGCGAGGTTAACGACCGGGCGCTACGCGTGGTGCTCAATGAGTTTCGGCGCCGCCTGGAACAGCTGCAATTCAGCGTGTATGTCCACCAGCTCTGCCGCCCAGTGCGGGCCGCGTGGATGGACATGGCGGTGTTATCGGGTGTCCTGGTGCTGGACGACTACGCACAGCGTCGACGCCATTACCTGCGGACTCGTTGGGTACCGCAAGGTTGGGCCTACATCCAGCCGGTGCAGGACGTACAGGCGCGGCGGATGGAAGTGCAATCGGGCTTCGCTTCGCGCAGCGAGATGGTCCTGCGCACCGGCTATGACGCGGAAACCGTTGACGCAGAAAATGCCGCCGACCTGGCCCGAGCCACGAAGTTGGGCCTCAACTACACAACCCTTGAAGCCGTCGAGACGCTCGACGACAAGGAGCAACCATGAGCAAAAAAGCGCGACAGCGCGTTTATAACCGGGCTGGTAAGCAGGTCCAGGTGCAGGACAAAACTTGGTACGCGGTGCAGGCCACTGGCGAAGCCGCTGAGCGGGTTATTGAAGTTTTCGTTTATGGTGAGATTGGCGGCTGGGGCATCACTGCCAATCAGTTCGTGCAGGATCTGCGCGCGATGGACGATGGTATCTCACCGGTGATCGCGGCCTTCAACAGCATAGGCGGCGATCTGTTCGACGGCCTCGCCATGCATAACGCGCTGTCACGGTTGGGTGAGCGCTGCACCGGCCGCGTGGATGCATTGGCCGCCAGTGCAGCAAGCGTGGCGGTGTGCGGCGCGCATAAGGTTGTGATCGCGTCCAACGCCATGTTGATGATCCATAACCCTTGGACCTATGCCGCCGGGGATGCCGAGGACTTCCGTAAGGTGGCCGACGTGCTCGACCAAACCATGGAAGCAATCATCGCGGCCTACAAGGCCAAGGCGCCCGACATCGATGAGGTCGAGCTGCGCCGGTTGGTTGCCGCTGAAACCTGGCTGACGGCGAATGAAGCCGTGGCCTTGGGCTTGGCCGATGAAGTCGGCGACGGGGTCAAGGTCAAGGCCTGTCTCGGCCAAGGCAGCGTGCTGCAGCGTTATCAACATGCGCCGGCTGAGTTGCTGGCACAACTCGACGAGTCACCCGAGCAGGATCTGGAGTTAGAGCCTGACGAGCCGCCACCGGTACCGCCGGTGGTCGACTCGGCCAAGTTGGCACTGATGATCACCCAGCGTTGCACGGCGGCGGGTATCAGCAACCTGGTCGAACCGCTGCTCAGCTCGACCCAGCTTGAAAGCGAAGAGATCGTCCTGGCTGGCTTGGCTCGTGCCAAAGCCGTGAATGACCTGTGCGTGGCGGCGCGCTTGCCAGAGTTCAGTGCTGAATACGTCTCGGCGGGGCTGGACGTGGCGGCGGTTCGGGCGCGACTGTTCGACAAGATCGTCAGCAGCGGCAAGGGCTTTGAAATCGACAACAGTCTGCCGCTGGACAACGACCCGGCACCCAAGGTACAGGCCAAGAAAATCGATCAGCCCTCGATCTGGTCCGCCCGCCAAGCCGCGCAGACCGGTAAACCTCAATCCGCTACAGGAGTAAGACGATGACGATTCAACGAGAGCCGATGCACGCAGGCGAATTCCTCCTGTCCGAAGCGGCCGGCACTATTTCCCGCGAAGCCATCAACGTCGCGGCCGGTCCTGCCTTGGAGCCGGGGCAAATTCTCGGTCTGGTCAGCGCGACCGGCGAATTCGCACCGTATACGCCGACTGCCGAAGATGGCAGCGAAAACGCGATCGCCATTCTCTACGGTCCACTGGGCCAATCGGACGTGGTCCGTCGCGGACGCGCGGTGGTGCGTCTGGCCGAGATCAGCGAAGCCCACCTGACCGGCCTCGATCCAGCGGCGGAAAAAGCCCTGGCGACCCATTACTTGATCGTCCGCTAAGTCGATCACGCCGATTACTCAACCCGCCCTGTGCGGGTTTTTTGCTTTCTGGAGATAGCTACATGGCTGACATTGAAATCTTTAACGACGATGCGTTTTCGGTCTCTTCGCTGACCGCCGCGATCAACGAGCAGGAATACCTGCCGGGCCGCATCAGCAGCCTCGGCTTGTTTCAGGAAGAGGGCATCACCACCCTGACGGTGCAAATCGAAAAGGACGGCGACACTCTGGCACTGGTGCCAGCGGGTGAGCGCGGTACGTCGGGCCTGGTGGTCAGTGGCACCAAGCGCAACATGATCCCTTTCAACACCGTTCATCTGCCGCAGCGCTTCACCATCAAGGCCGACGAAATTCAGGGCATTCGTGCTTTTGGTACGCGCTCCGAGCTTCAGTCGGTTCAGGACGTGGTCAACAAGCGCCTGGCCAAGGCTCGCCGCCAGCTCGATGCCACGCACGAGTTTCAGCGTATGGGTGCGTTGAACGGTCAGATCCTGGACGCAGATGGCAAAACCGTTCTGCTCGACATCTACAAGACGTTCGGCGTGACGCGTAAGAAAATGTCCATGGGACTGACCAATGCCAGTACCGAACTACGTGTCAAATGTGGTGAAGCGCTGGATCTGCAAGAGGACGCACTGGGCAGTATTACCAGCAGCGGTGCGCGTGCGCTGTGTGGCAAGAACTTCTGGAACGAGTTGGTCGTCCACCAGTCGGTCAAGGAAACGTTCCTTAACAGCCAACAAGCGGCGGCATTGCGTGGCGATGCACGGGAAAGCTTCGAGTTCGGCGGCATCGTGTGGGAACGCTATCGCGGCAAGATCGCCGGCGTGACCTTCATTCATGACGACAAGGCACTGCTGATTCCCGAAGGCGTCCCGGACCTGTACATCTCGGTGTTCGCCCCGGCCGATTACATGGAAACGGTCAACACCGAAGGCGTGCCGTACTACAGCAAAATCGAGCCGCTGCCGTTCAATAAGGGCATGGCCGGTGAAGCGCAGTCGAACCCGCTGCACCTGTGCACAAGGCCACTCGCACAGATCCTGCTGGAGCTCTGACCGTGAGCTTTCGCGATCTGATTGCCGACGTCGATGCGGTGGTATTCGAAACACTGGGAGACAGCGCCCGAATCGAAGGCCGGACGGAACCCGTGCTCGGCATGTTCGCGGCGCCCTGGCTGCAACCCCAATTCGGCAAGCTCAACACCGGATTGCGTGAGCCTAGGTTCGAAATCCGCGTCAGCGACTCGGACGGTTTACAGCAAGGGATGCTGGTCAGCGTCGATCTGCCCGCGCTGGATGGCGGCGGCGACTACGACCTGCTGCAGCTGGAGCCGAGCGGTGACGGTCTGGTCGCCTTGATCCTGAGGATGCGCCCATGAGTGTCGGCAGCTACTTCAAGCCCTCGGCCGGTGGCGGGATGATTTCCATCCAGTCCTCGACGGCGGATCTGAAAGCGTTCCAGGACTTCGCCAAATTGGTGCCCAATGCGGCCGCCGCGGCTCAGCGTCGAGCGATCAACAAGACGTTGGGTTGGCTGCGCACGCACATCGCGCGGGCGGTAAGTCGGCAAGAGCGTATTGCCGTCGCGGCGGTCCGTCAGCGCTTGCGCAGCTACCCGGTCACCGGTGGGGCCACCAGCGGCAAATTGTGGTTCGGTTTGAACGCCATCGAGTCCAGTCGGATCGGCCGGGCGCGGCAGTCTGGCAGCGGTGTGTCGGTCGCGGGACGGCGGTACCAAGGCGCCTTTCTCAAGAAGGTCTATGGCAGCAAGCCCGACATCTGGATTCGTACCGCGAGCAAGCACTTCAACGCGGACGACTATCCCGATAGCACGGTATCGACGGGGCGGGGCGCCAGTTCGGGGTGGGTCGCAGAAAACGGCGATCGCTTTCCTCTGGCCAAAGCCAAGGTCTCGCTGGAGCAAGCCCGTCCGCACTTCGACAGTTGGGTCAAACGCGCCGATGCGCGCCTGCTGGAAATCCTGCGGCAGGAATTCAACTTTGAGCTGCAAAAGTACCTGAAGGGGACGGCCAATGGCTGATGAGCCTTTTAGCCTCGAACAGCTTTACCGGGCGATTGAACATCGCCTGTTGGCCCATCTTTCCGGTGTCCACGCGGTCACTGCTTGGCCAAACATCAAGGACCGCGTTGCACTGCCAGCGGTGTTTATCGAAATGGCCGAGATGGAACCTGGCCTCGACATCGGCACGGGGCAGACAAGCGTTATTTGCAAGTTCGAGGCGCGGATTATCGTCGACCCGATACGGCCACAGCATTGCCAGCAAGCCGCGCACCTGGCGGCGCAATTGGCAGTGCTTTTGCGTCTGCAAACCTGGGAGCTAGAAGTAGAGCCTGCCGAGTTTGTCCAGGCGATGCAGGATTGGACCAAGCCAGAGCTGGATGGCTACGTGGTCTGGTTGGTGGAGTGGACGCAGCAGATCTACCTCGGCAAAGAAGAGTGGCCATGGCCGGACGAGCCGCCGGGCACCCTGATGCTGGGCTTCAACGACGACGTCAAAGCCGATTTTTTCAAACCTGAGGACCTGCCGTGAGTTACGCGAGCGCCGAGCATGACCGCATGATCGCGGCCATGCTGATGCCGTGTGCGGTGGTTGGCGTCGATCTGGTCGCGCCGGCAGTGCGGGTGTCGAATGGCGAATGGACGAGCGCCTGGGTGCGCTGGCACAGCCTGGCAGCGGGGAAGGCGAGGCACTGGCGCGTGCCGAGCCTTGGCGAACAAGGTGTCTTGTTCAACCCCAGCGGACAGGCCGGCATGGGCACCTTTATTCCAGGGTTATACGGCAATGCCGGCGCGCCACCGGATAACCGCGACCATGTCGAGGTCTGGCGTTTCGACGACGGTGGTTCGCTGGTCTACGACTGGCAGGCCAAGTCCTACGCCATCACCTTGCCGACGGGGACGGCGACGATCAAGGTCGCCACCACCGAAGTGGTGGTGACCGACAGCGCCGTCACCGTAACGACCGGGAACATCAACCTGAAAGCAGCGGTGACCATCGACGGCGCGTTACACGTCACGAAGGGCATCACCAGTGCCGGCGCGATCCTCGACGCTGGTGGCAACAGCAACCACCACACGCATTAATTTTGCACCCCACGATACCCCGCCAAGTGCGGGCTTTTTTATGCCTGGAGGAATCATGGCCAAGACCACCGACAATCCTGTCAGCGATGAGCAACCAATCGCAGCCCCGGTACCAGAGCTACGGCTCAAATTTCGCGACAAGGTCTATACATCGCGGACGCTGATCATCCCCAAAACCGGCCGCACGTTGCCGGTGGTCAAAGGGCTGGTCGAAGTCGAAACGTCCGATAGCGAGGCTCTGACCTTCCTGAAAGCCAACGAAGAATTCGAACAGTTCAGGGAGTGACCTAGATGATCGGAATGGACCGCCACACCGGCCAACCCATTTCCGGCATCGAGCATCTGCGTCAGTCGATCGCTGACATCTTGGGCACACGAGTGGGCAGTCGTCGGCACCGACCGGAGTACGGCAGCAATCTCCCCTTGTACGTCGATATGCCGGTTAACGAGGGCTGGAAAAGCTCAGTGCAAGCGGAGGCGGTCCGGGCGATAGGGCGGTGGGAGTCGCGTGTAAAGCTGGAGCGTGTCCGCGCACTTTCGTTGCTGGGCGGAAAAATCGACCTGAGCATTGCCGGCGAATACCTCGGCGACCGTTTTCTGTTTGAGGTGAGCGTATGAGCATTGTGGATCTGACGGCGTTGCCGGCCCCGGACGTGTTGGAAGGGCTGGACTTTGAAGACACTTATGACGAAGCGCTGGCCACCTTTCGCGGCTACATGGGCGACAACTGGAGCGCGCCGCTGGAGAGTGATCCGGTGGTGAAGTTGCTGGAGGTGGCGGCCTATCTGAAGGTCGGTAACCGCGCCCGGGTCAATGATGCCGGCAAGGCGCTGTTGCTGGCCCATGCGATCGGCCCTGACCTTGATCAGTTGGGCGCGAACTACAACCTGAAACGCCTGGTGATTCAGGCGGCGGATCTGGATGCGGTGCCACCAGTGCCCGAGGTCAAGGAGCTGGACGACCCGTTTCGCGAGCGCATTCAGTTGGCCTTTGAGGGCCTGACCACGGCCGGGCCGCGTAACAGCTACATCCTGCACGCGCGCAACGCCTCGGGGCTGGTGATGGATGCCACGGCCGAAAGCCCGGCACCTTGCTACGTTACGGTAACGGTGTTGAGTTCTGAGGGGCGTGGTGAGGCCGGTCCGGCACTGTTGGCCACGGTCAAGGCCACCCTGAATGACGACGACGTGCGTCCGGTGTGCGATCGGGTGACGGTGCAAAGCGCGCAGATTATCGACTATCGCATTAACGCCATTCTGCACATGACGGGCGCCGGGCCTGAGGGGGACGCCAGTTTGGCCGAGGCCCAAAAGCGCTTGGCGGCGTGGATCAATCCGCGCAAGCGCTTGGGCGTTGAGGTGGCGCGGTCGGCGGTGGATGCGCAATTGCACGTCGCCGGTGTGGCCCGGGTCGAGCTGGTCGGCTGGGTGGACATGGCGCCGACCAAGGCTCAGGCGGCATGGTGCACGGGGTACGAGGTGACGCTGGCGGGGGCGACATGAAAAGTCTGCTACCGAGCAATAGCACGCCACTGGAGCGCGCCCTGGAGGCGGCTTTCT